AGGTTGCTGTGTGGCATGGGCATATTCCACCTGACGATTTCGCTAACGATATTTATTTGTTGTCTTTATGGTATAACGATGCTTTAACTTGTGTTGAGTCTAACAATCATGGTTTGACTACGATCACACAGTTGCGTCATTTAGGCGCTCCTAATCTTTTTCGTAAAAGAAGTTTAAATCAGGTGACTTCTAAGGTTTCTCAAGAGTTTGGTTGGAAAACCACTAGGACTACTAAACCTTTGTTGATTGATGATCTTGGTATGGCTTTGCGTAATGAAGAACTTATTTTACATGACAGGTTCACTATCGCAGAGTTACGCACTTATGTGCGTAATGAACGTGGAAGCATGTCAGGTAGCCCACATGATGACCGTGTTATGGCTTTGGCGTTGGCTAATGAAATGCGCCAATATGCGTTTATGCCAGAATTTACTACGAAACAGGACGATTATTGGACAATAGATTGGTTTAGGAGACTAATGCCTAATCAAAAAGAAGAAGGATCGATGAGAATTGGTCAAAATACGGTACGTGGGACACGTTAGGCATATTGTATAGAGACTTATAAGAACCTAGGAGGTTCAAATGGCAAGAAATGTTGCACACACGAGTGCATCACAGACAGTAGATGGCTCTACGGGTCAAAATAATAGAATGGAACGTGGTAGTTCCGCAGTTGCTAATCCTTTATGGGATGCTGCGATACCTAATGCTCCTACTCAACGTTTTGATAGCCCAAAATATGCTAATATGACTGGCGATTACGGCGAGAACACTGTTCGTGAAACACCATTCAATCAGCATGGACCTACTGGTAATGTAGAGCCTTCGCAACCGCAACCAGATTTGGCTGGTCATACTTACACTCCTCACACAAAACGCCCATAGTTAACTGTGGCGGTTTTATCCCCCGAGGCTTCTTTTCAAGAGTTCGCTGAATATGTTGAGGTTCATAAAGGACCTAAAACAGACAAAGAACTTGAAGAGTTATGGGAGTGGCGGCAAAAGTTGTTGGGTTTGAGGGTTATCACGGGAGCGGTTGCACGTTCCCGTTTACCTGCGGATGAACAGCATTTAACTTTACGTGAACGTGAAAATAAACTTGTTGCTGAAGCAAAAGCACAAGGTAGAAATATAGAGAAGGTCTAATGGCGCGCAAATCCCGTGCGGAACAATTTAATATTATTTCCCAAAAACTGAGAGATTCTGCTCGTTGGCGGGAAGACATGGGTTACGATGGCTTGTGGATACGCATGGTGGATTTGTACCGTGGTAAACATTGGCCTAACACCACTATCAATAACAATGATTTAGTTGCAGTTAATCTTGCTTTCAGTACTGTTAATGTTATTGCACCTAGTGTTTCTGTTAACTACCCTAAAATAGTTGTTTCCCCTAATGAACCTGAAGATCAGGACAGGGCAGCGTTTGTTGAAGCGATAACTAATTATGCGTGGAGGCATCACGATTTCCGTAAACCTTTCCAAAGGTCTGTTAGAGATTTTCTAATTTTTGGTCACGGATGGTTGAAGGTAGGTTGGAAGTTTGTTGAGCAGGAAAGAATGCTCAGTGATAATGAACGTGGCATCATGTTTGATGAGGCTGTTGCAGAAGCAAACATTTTAGCAACTGAAGATCCTACGTTGGCAACAGAGTTGCCTAACGATCAACAGATCGCTGCTGGTATTCCTGATTCTTCAATGGAGGTTGTAGAAGATCAACCGTTTATTGAAAGGATTTCTCCTTTCGATATGTATATTGACCCTGAGGCTACATGTTTAGATGATGCGCAGTGGATTTGTCAAAAAGTTATTCGTCCTGTTGAAGAAGCGAAAAAAGATAAACGTTACAAGGCTAGTGTTCGTAAAAGGTTAACTGCTGATTCTAGGGTTTCACCGACTCTTTCTTACACTGATAGGACTGTTCAGGAAGAGTATTTAACTGAGGTGGATCGAGTAGCGATCTACGAGTTTTATGACATTGAAGAGAACACTATGTCTGTGTTCACTTTAGAGAGTGACGAATTTTTAGTAGATCCGATGGCTATGCCTTACGCTTATGGTCAGCCTTTTGTGATGTTACGAAATTATGACGTTCCTGACTATTTTTACCCAATGGGTGATCTTGAATCAATAGAGTCTCTGCAATTAGAATTAGACATGACTCGTACACAATTAGTGAATGCTCGTAAACGTTACGCTAGAAAATATTTGTATCATGAGCGTTCGTTTGGTCCTGAAGGTCGTGAAGCGTTAGAATCTGACGAAGATGGTCGTCTTGTCCCTGTTGTAGATGAAAACAAACCTTTGAGTGAGGTTGTTATACCAATGCCTCAAACTCCTTTGTCTCCTGAGGTTTATAATATGTCTGCAATTATTGAACAGGATATTAATACTGTTTCTGGTGTTTCTGAGTATGCTCGTGGTCAAATGCCTGAGATTAGGCGTACTGCTACTGAGGCATCTATTATTGCTGATGCTGGTAATGCAAGAGTTTCTGAAAAGTTAGCAATTGTTGAACTTGGTATTAGTGAATGCGCACGTCGTGTTATTCAGGTTATGCAACAGTTTATGACTGGTGAACATGTTGTACGTGTTACTGCTAAGGCTGGTGCAGATTTGTTTGTTCCTTATAGTAGAGATGATATTGTAGGCGAATATGATTTTAGTGTTGAGGCTGGGTCTACACAGCCGATAAATGACACTGTGCGTAAGCAACAGGCAGTTGCTTTGATGAATGCGATGGCTCCGATGATCGGTACAATTATTGATCCGGCGGCTATAGCACGTTATGTGCTGCAAAATGCGTTCGACATTAAAGACCCTGACAGGTATTTGATGCAGCAGACACCCGGAGTTCCAGAAGCCGAAGGCGCTGTACCCGGATCTGCTCCTCAGATAGGTGGCATGGGTGGTGGAATGCAAGCAGGTATGGGGCAAATACCGCCCCAGTTGGTGAATCAACTCCGTGGACAAATGGACATGGGGTTACCTGATTTATCATAAAGCGGGACAATCCGCTATTTATTAATAGGAGCAACCCTTAGGACTCCAAAGGAGAAATACATATGAGTGAGGATGTAATGGAATCCACGGAAGTGGACAATTCAGAGTCTTCAGTTGAGGTTTCAGAGGAACCTTCTGGTGAAACATACGCTGTTAAGGTGGATGGAGTAGATCAAGAGGTCAGCCTTAATGAACTTCGGGACGGATACCAAAGACAGTCGGATTACACACGTAAGACGCAGGAATTGGCTTCCGAACGTAGACGGTTACAGCAAGCAGAAGCGATAGTGCAGTCTTTGGAGTCAGATCCAGATGGCACAATCAAGGCTCTTGGTGAGGCTTTCGGGGTTACACCTGAGGAAGCCCAACAGGAATATGACAGTTGGGATACTTCAGATAACTCGGATAAGAAGATCAAAGAACTTGAAGCGCGGATTGATGGTTATGATCGTTTGCATAAAAAACAAGCATTAACGCAGCAAGTTGACAACTTAAAAGGTAAGTACGGGGATTTTGACGAATCTGAACTTTTTCAGCATGCATTAAAAAATAAGATCGGGAACTTAGAAGCCGCATTAACGCATTTGCGTTATGGTGAAGTTTCGGATAAAGCAAACAAATTGGAAAAAGAACAGGAACGTACAGAAGCAAAGAGGGACGCATCTGTTGTAGAACCTACGGGTTCTAAACAAGCGGGTTCTTCAACCTCTACTGTTGAGAAGCCGTCTTCAATCCATGAGGCATTTGAAATTGCCAAAAGGGAACTTGCTGCTAAATAAATTATAAATAGATATTAGTGAGGTAAAGAAAGATGGCAGCAGGAAACGCTGACTTTAACGAGATTCTTTCCACCACTCTGAAAAACTATATCCCTAAACTGACTGACAACATTTTCAGCGCAAGACCACTGTTTTACGCTTTAACAAATGGTCAGACAATTAGGCGTGTTTCAGGTGGTGCGAATATTGTCGTTCCAATTATATATGGCACAAACTCTACCGCTAGTTCTTACGAAGGTACAGATACTATTTCTACAACTGCTCAAACAGGTATAAGCGCTGCTGAGTATAAGTGGAGACAGTATGCTGCCACCGTAACAATTAACGGTATTGAAGAAGCCAAAAACAATGGCGAAGCACAAATCATTGACCTTCTTGAAGGAAAAATTTTCCAAACTCAAGAAACTATTATTGAAAACATGAACACCATGTTCTTCGGTAACAGTACCGGTAACAGTGGTAAAGACTGGATGGGTCTAGCGGCTCTAGTAGGTCTTGGTAATGACGACGGTTCAGCCGGTCTTGCAGGTATTGACGCTACTGACGGAGACAACTCGTGGTGGAGATCACAAGTTCAAAACGTTGGTGGAGCAATAACTCTTGCAAAAATGGCAACATCATATAATGATGCTTCCGTTGGTAATGACCAACCAACAATTATAATCACAGGACAGGCTCAGTACGAAGCGTATGAAGGTCTTCTTGATGGACAGATTAGGTACACTGACACCGACATGGCTGATGGTGGATTCCAAAATCTTCTCTTCAAGGGATGTCCTATAACATTTGATGGTACTCTCGAAGGTGAAGGCAAAATGTACATGCTTAACACCAAGTACCTTCAGTTAGTGGCCCACAGCGACGTATGGTTCAAACCAACCCCGTTCGTGCGCCCAACCGACACAGATGCGGTTTACTCTCAGATACTTTGCTACGGCAACTTAACTACGAGTAACCGCGCCCGTCAAGCATACTTGTATGGTATAACACCTGCATAGTTTGATGGCATAGGGGTAGTTTTTACAGGAGTTTATTATGAGTAAGTATGAACAGCATGCGTATAAGAAAAACGCTAGACCAGCAGGGGAACCTGCGGCTGGCAGGAATTTCCGGGATGCGTCACCACGGCCTCAGGCTGTTGGACCATCACGCAGAATTCATCGAGTAGCGGATACGTCTATTCCTCAGAATGCTCCTGTAAAGACACCTACTAAAAAAGTAAGTAGATTTAAAACCAAGTAGGGGTTTGTTTTGCAACTTAGTACTATGCGCACTTATGTGCGCAATGTAGTGGATATTGACACCACGGATATAGCGGATACTACTTTGAACGAATTTATTCGTGAAGGGTATGATCTGATTGTTTACTCAGAGAAACGTTGGCCGTTTTATGAAGTGGCTGTGTCGTTTTCTACAGTGGATGGTCAAAAAGATTATACTATGGCAGAAATTTCTGCTGGTATGAGTATCACACATGATGGTGTTGCTTTTGCTGGTGGTTCAGCGCCAACTAATCTGAGTTTAAAAGAAGTTGCTGCAATAAAAACAGATAGCCACATTTTAGAATTTATAGGTTACGACGTTGGGGATATCATTTATCCTCTGAATCGCACTCCGGGTGGCACACCTTACTATTTTTCAATGTGGAATCAAGGTGGTAGCGCTTCGGCTGCTGTGAGTGGGCAATCAATCAGGTTGTACCCCACACCTACTGGTGTGGAAACCCTTTATGTCAGGGGTTACCGTAACGCTGTTGATTTCGCTGGTCAGACACCGATATATCGTAATGCGATATCAGATGCTGACACTCCTGATTTGCCTATAGCGTTTGACAATGTTTTAGCGTTGTACGCTATTTATAGGGCTTATCAACAGCAGGAAGATGCTGGTATGGGGCAACAGTATTACGCCCAGTTTATTGGCGAATTAGAAAATCTTCGTGCTAGGTTTGAGGACACTCCTGCTCCGCAGCCTGTGTTGTTAAATTCTGTTAATGCTAGTCGTTGGCGAGCCAATTCCATTCTTCCTAATCGTTTACGTTATTCGTGGGAATGGTAAATGGGTTTAAACGTATCTTTACCTCCTCCTCCTACTACTGAATCGTACCGTTATGATGAGAAATCTAATTTCACTGGCGGTTTAAACTTCAGGGCTGATCAGTTTAATCTTGGTGAGACTGAATCTCCTGAGATGTTGAATGTTTCTGTTGATCCTAGGGGTGGTGTGCGTCGCAGGGATGGTATTAAGCGTATTAATCCTACTGCGATTACTAATGATATTACGGGTTTGAATGTTCATTATGAATCTGGTCAGAATCAGGTTTTGGCAAGTGTTTATGACAGTGTAAAAGGCACAACAGTGATGATGTATAACACTGGTGCTGATGGTAATTTTGATGGCACTATTCAGAGCGGTAGTGCGGATGTGGAATTTACTGGTGATCGTTCTCCACAGGGTGTGACTTTTAATAATTTTACTTATTACACTAATGGTTCTGGAATAACTGCTCCTACTAACACACCTGCTTATAGTGTGTTGCGTTGGGATGGAACTAATGCTGTTATGGGAATATGGGCTTATGGCAACGGCTATTTCCCTTGTGCTAGGTATGTTGCCACATGGAATGAAATGGTGTGGGCAGCACATTTAACAGAAACCACTCAGGACGATAATCCTAATCGGGTTCGTTTTTCTAAAACTAATGATGGTGATGATTGGAGCGAAAACGATTATATAGACATTGATTTGGGTGAAGATGGAGATTTCATAACGGGAATTATTTCCGATCAGGATCGTCTTTTAGTGTTTAAACAGAACGCTGTTTACGCTATTTATGGTTTTGATAGAGACACTTTTGAAGTGCGTAATCTTACAAGAGCGGTGGGTAACCGTGATGGTTGCCAGCCTACGGCTGGTAGACAAGGGATCTTTTTCTGGTATGCAGAAAAGGGAGTGTATCTGATACAAAACCCTGACAATGAGCCTGTGTATGTGTTTGAACGCATATATCCTGCTATGACTTATGATCTTGGCAACCCTGCTTTAAGTCTAGATAATGCTCCTTCTTTGATGTGGTATGACGAGAAACTGTGGGTTTCCGTTGATTATCAGTCGGCTGAGAACATTTCTGAATCTCAACAAGCAAACCGTAGAAATGTGTTTATGTGGGATCCTAGTTTAGGCAACACGGGTGCTTGGGTGCGTTATGACATTAATGCTCGTGCAATGTTGTCGTATCGTCCTAGTGGTGAGGCTCATTCTCCTATAGCGGTTGTATCTGAGATAGAGGCAGGGGCTGCTTATAAGCCTGTAAGGATAGCGAAAATAGATCAGAATGTGGACACTGATGATTATGGTGCTGCTGCTGTTAATGTTATTAATTCTTATTATCAGACAAGTTGGTTTGAAGGTAATCGTCCTACATTTTTGAAAAGGTGGGGCAAAACAAGAACTGTTTTGCTGTCTGATAATAGTGTTGCTTTAAGCATGTATGCATATAAAGATTACAATTTAGCGTCTTCTTCACAAGTTCAATCAGGTGCTTTTACTGGTATAACGCAGGCTACTTGGGATTCTGACCCTACTGGTTCCGGTAACGGTATATGGGATACGTCTGAATGGGCGCAAGAAGGCACCACAGACAAGTATTTGGTTGTCCGTTGGGGGTCAATTGGGACAGCGAAGGCTATTAGTTTGAGGTTTGCGTCATTTCCTGCTGCTGATGCTACAGGCAAGTGGGGTGTGACTTCGGTTGTTGGCATGTATAGAACTAGGAGATTGCGTTAAATGGGAGCGATAGTAATACCTAATACTTTCTCTGCTGGGGCTAAGATTGTAGCCACCCAAATGAACGCTAATTTTGATACCATTGTTAATTGGGCGGCTCAAACGCCCACATTGTCTGTTAGTGGTTCTTTAACCACAATTGCGGGTACTCTTCTTCAGGTTCAGACTAGTACTTTTCAGGCTAAGGCTACTTTTCAGGGTGCTAGCCCAATGGAGTTTACTGGTGCTACTACTGGTAATGGGCATACTACTACTTTTGCTATTACAGATCCCAGTTCGGACAAGATTATTACGTTCCCTGATGCTACGGGAACAGTAGCACTTTCAGGCAGCAGTGTAACTTCTGTCACGGGTACGGCTCCTATTGTTTCTTCAGGGGGCGCTACTCCTGCTATTTCTGTAACTACTAACAATGATCAACTAATTCTGAATAATCAAATTTTCAGTTAAATAAAGGAAAGGCAATATGGCAACATATTCAAAAGAACTGCTGTCAGGCAGCACACAAGGAAAGAACATTTCCGTAACAGGCACCACAACAGGCGCTTCTGTTACAGTTCACACTGCTGTGTCAGGCACAACTGATCTCGACGAGATATGGTTGTACGCTTGCAACACATCAGCAACAGCCCGTGTTCTTACCATCGAATACGGTGGAACCACAGATCAGGATGATCTGGTGGAACTTGAAATCGCTGCTGACTCAGGTTGGGTGCTGATATGCCCCGGACTGCTTTTGCAAAATGGTCTTATCGTTAAGGCTTTTGCGGCGGCTGCGGATGTTATCAACATCAACGGGTTTGTTAATAGAATAGATAACTAAGAGGTCTTATAGTGTTTCGACAAGATAGGACTAACCCTAGTACTACGGTTTCGACGTGGAAGGGTCGTAAGGATTTGGCTAAGGCTAATCCGTCTACGGCTGTTTCTAATTGGTTGAATGGCGGTTTGGGCGGTGCTGCTGCACCTTTGACTGCTTTCGGTGGAATCATAACTCAGTATGAGGATTCTGGTACAACGTATCGTGTTCATGCTTTCAGGGGTACTGGCACGTTTACTGTTTCTGCTGGTTCCGCTGACGTTGATTATCTGATAGTCGCAGGCGCAGGGAGTGGCACCCAAGGCACCAAGGGCAGTGGTGGAGGCGGCGCTGGCGGCATGTTAACAGGCACAGGCGTAACTGTGGATGTGGCTTCCAGCCCGTACACGATCACCGTCGGTACTGGTGGGATCATGGGGGCGCCAGCCGTGGACGGGAACAACTCGGTGGCACTTGGTGTGACTGCAACAGGTGGAGGTGGTGCCACCAACGATGGCGGTTCAGGTGGTGGTGGAACTGGGACCTCAGGGACGGAAGGTTCGACCACGGACGCTGCCCAAGGCAACGACGGTGGCGACGCCGTATCCACAGGCGGTTATGCAACCGCCGCAGGCGGTGGTGGTGGCGGCAAAGGTGCCGCGGGTAGCGACGGGGTTTCCGACGACGGCGGCGACGGTGGCGCTGGAGCCACGGGCTACGGAATCACGGCAACCACTCCGCTATATGCAGGCGGTGGTGGCGGAGGCGGTTGGAACAGCAGTACGGGAGAAACAGGCGGCGATGGTGGCTCAGGCGGTGGCGGTCAGGGCGGCGCTGACGGCCAACAGGAAGCCACGGCGGGTGTCCCCAACACGGGTTCTGGCGGGGGCGGCGATTACGCCTACGGTAGCGTCCATGAGGGCCATGGTGCTGTGGGCATTGTCATCATCCGATACGCGGTGGCATAATGACAGTAAACACAGCAACACCCGATTACATAGTTGATGGCGTTCTCACTGATGGTGAGTCGTGGGTTCCTTTGGCAACAAATGTCGTTTCAGGAGGTTCAACTGCAACAATAACTTTTACTTCTTCAACTGGTGCTAATGACTGGTCACAGTACATGGATTTAGTGCTTATCAGTTACGGGCGAAACGGTGATGGTTCCGCAATGGTTATGAAAATGAATTTAAACAATGACACGGGATCAAACTATGTTTATCAACAGTTATATGGCAATGGTAGTGCTGTTACTGCGGCTACAGCCGCATCAACTTATTTAGATTTTTTCTGGTATCCTCCTAGCGCTACAGCGGCGAACGTTGTTGCTTGTAGTATTACAACTTTGTTTGATATCAATTCAGGTAAATACAAAAGTGCGCAAGTACAAATAGCAAACGACATGAATGGTTCGGGGTATGTGGCTCTAGTGGCTAACATTTGGAAGAATCAGGCTGCGATTACTGAAATTGATCTCGTAGATTACGGTGGGGATAATATTGCGGCTGATACACGTTTCGATTTATTTGGGATTCTCCCAAGGATGGTGACAGCATAATGGCTATTATGGAAGCAATCACAACAACATATTTAGAAGCAGATACAGCGTCAGTAACGTTTTCGTCTGTTCCTGCGACGTATGAGCATTTGCAAATAAGAGGCACGTTACGTGGTGCTTCTAATGGGACTTTGGCGATACAACTAAATTCGGATACAGGCAGTAATTATTCACGCCATCAAATGTATGGCGCAGGTTCATCGGAAAGTGTGAATAAAAATGCTGGAATTGCTTATATGAACATGGCTTATGTTGCTTGGACAGATGAAAGTTCAGAAACTTATTCATCACACACTATTGATTTATTAGATTATGCGAACACGAATAAGAACACTAGCGTTTGCTCATCTTGGGGTTTTGCGGATGCCCAAGTTTCTTTCAATTCACAGTTGTGGGATGATACGTCGGCGGTAAGCACAATCAAATTGTATGAAGCGGGTGCTGGAGCGAATTTTGTGCGTGGTTCAGAGTTCACACTATATGGGATAAAGAGTTCATAATGGCTTGTTGGAATGTTATAGATCACACAGAATTATCTGGCACTGCTAATTACTACGAAAAAACGTCAATTCCTTCATCTTACGATCATTTGTATTTTGTAGCCTCGGCTCGAAGTGATACTAGTAGTTATTTAGGTTCGTGTAAATTAACTTTTAATGGCATAGGGGGAACCAGTTATGGCGTTACTACAATGTATGCACTAACTTCGACTCCATCATCACAATCAGAGACAGGTAATGATCGTATAAATTATATTTATGTTGCTGCTGATTCGGTTCTGTCTGACACTTTCGGCACTGTTGAAATTTGGGTTCCTAATTATGCGAACACTTCAAATTACAAACAGGTATTAAGCAAGTGGACTTGCCCTAATAACAGCACTACTGATTCTCAGTGGATTTTGGGTCAGACAGCAGGTTTGTTTATGAACACGGCGGCTATAAACCAGTTTACTTTTGGCATAAACGGCAGTGACGATTTTATGCAGTACAGCAGTTTTACACTATATGGAATAAACGGAGCAGGATAATGGCAGAGCCAAGATATAAGGTCGTGAACGGTGAGTACATCGAACTCACGGCAGAAGAATTACAAGAGATAGCAGATCGAGCCGCAGAAGCGGATCTCGATTTCACTATGGTCAGAGGACAACGTGACTCAATGTTACGTGACACTGACTGGACACAGATAGCAGACGCAACCCTAGGGTCGCACACTGCTGAGGAATGGGCGGCATACCGTCAAGAACTACGTGACCTACCTGCTGGTTTCACCAAGGTGTCCGAAGTTGTTTGGCCTGATGATCCACCTACGGCGGCAGCAGCAGAGTAATGACTTTAACTTATCGACCAACACGAAAAATGGTAGGCGATAACGCCAGATCACTTGAGTTTGAATTAAGAAAAATACAACAGAAAATACAACAAATGGACAGTTTAATAGATGCGAATCGTTTAAACATTTTTGGGAAGAGAGATTAAATGTCAGGAATAAGATATAACGCTTCTCAGTATGGGGAGTCTATAGGTGATCAACAGTTAACAGTTTCTAGTGTTGCTGTTGCTTGCACACGGGCTACTGGTGCTGTTGCGGCAATGATAACTAATGGTGCTGAACCGATTAGAGTCAGGTGGGGAACCCCAACTGCTTCTGTAGGCCACTATTTAAATCCATACAGCGTTATGGATTTGTATGAAAATGATATAGATGATGTGAAGTTCATCAGGGCTGGGTCTTCAGATTCTGATATTCAGATCACCTACTTTGGATAAGGAGTGTTGCAATGAGCGTACAGAGAATAAACCAACGTATAACACAGACCAGTACGGGCGACATTTCGGATGTAACTGCTGGTACTGCTCTCAGCGGCGGTGGGTCGGAGGGGGCTGTTGTTCTCAATGTTGTTGTAGACACTGCCACTCTTGTCATTGCGGGTCAGGTTTTTAACTAATAATGGCGTACAATCCTTTGGCTGATTATAATGTGAGGGACCCGTTGGGGACTTCTCCTGCTACTCGTTTGGCTACTGCTTTGGCTGGTACAACGTATCAGAAGAAGAGGGCTACGGGTGCGGCTGATCGTCAGAGGTATGATATCAACAGGGGTGTTCCTGATGCTTTGCATAAGTTGAACACTGGTTACGCTCGGAGGGGTTTGCAGGATTCTGGTTTGCGTAATCGTGGTTTGACTAATTATTTTGAGAATTTGTATACGACGTTGGGTGATACTGATATGGCGTTGCAGGATGCGTTGTTTAATTTGACGGCTGAGAATGTTGGTGCGTATAACGAATATTTTGGTAGTGCGTATGGTCGTGATTTTGATGCGGCTGCGGATCGTGCGGAGCGTGCTACTCAGATTAGGGAGGCTAGTTACTAATGGGTGGATTTGGTCAGGGTTTTGATGTAGAGGCTGCTTTAAGACTTGCTGAACAGATGGGAAAACCTAAAAGGTCTGTGACTCGTCCTCCTGCTACTAGTCCTTTTGAGATTGATAAGGCTGCTTTAGCAGCGGCGGTGGCTGGAACCCCTTGGGCTCCTCCTGCTAGTCCTTTTGAGCCGGATGAGGCTGCTATAGAAGCGGCTCTTGCTGGAACGGAGTGGGGCGATCCAGTTCCCTCTCCTGCTGCACCTCCTCCACCTGCTGCTTTGACTAATGATCAGTGGATGGATCAAATGATTGATCAAAACAGGTTTGGTGTCGATTTAATAGATCCTGTTAATGTGTTTAATACTGTACCAAAAACGACTACTACGGTTCCTGAGGAGATGACTCAAGCAGCGTTTGATGCTGGTGAGATGGTTGCTGATCCTCGTATAGCGATGAGGGAACAGGCTGCTACAGATTTTTTAGAGGGTGGTGGCACTCAACAACAGTTGGATGATTTTTTGAATGTTGTTGGTACGGAAGATTGGTTTAATTACCTTGCCGGTCAAGGTCCTGAGTCTGATGTTATGCAAGATTTTGGTTCTGAGATTTCAGCGGCTCAACAAAGGTTGGCTGATACTGGTTCAGCGACATTACCTTGGATGGATTCACCTGAATTTCAACAACAATACACTGCGCCTACAATAACTACTAGTCCTACTGGTCCTACTGGTCCAACAGGTCCAACAGGTCCAACAGGTCCAACTGATTTTGGTGGGCCTACAGAAACAAAACCAGAAATGACTGCTGTTGGCAATTTTGTTGACAGTCAAACTGAAGCGTTGGATGTTATCCAACGCAGATTAGATGAAATCACTAATGCTACTAATGCTGCTAGAGATTCTGGTATTGAACAAATTGATATAATTCAAGGCGAGGCTCAGAAGCAGTTAGATGCTACTTTCGCTAATCAGTACACTGTGTTAGATCCTATGACGGGTGAACCTCTTAAAGAGGGTGAGATGGATCGTCTTCTTGCAACTTGGACAGATGAAAAATCTAAATCCAAGACTGCTCGTGCAGCAGACAAGGCTGTTATAGGCAACCTTGCTTTGAACGAAGGTATTGTTTCTTCTCAAATGGAGTTCGACACTATAGATACTTTGTATGGGGATCAGATAGATGCCCAATACCAGTACATTGATTCTCTTTACCGTATAGGTAAGTTGGCTAAAGATGACCGTGACGCGATGCTTACTAACATTATGGCAGGCTACAAGTCTGATCTTGTAAGTAAGGCTATTGAGATTATTTTGGGCGCTGAGATTGATACGGCTGATAGGCGTGCTGAGGTGCGTGAGGATGCTTTGTCTGCTAGGGATGTAGCCGAATATCTTGGGGCTGATGCTAACGCCATATTTGGCGGTATGCGTGGAGATATTCCTATTGGTGAGATGGCTTATCAAACTGGTGAGCGTATAGCGGGGGAAGAGTTTACTGCTGGTGAATCCGAGTTGGATCGTTTAGCGCAGGGTATCAATCCTGCTACTGGTAGACCTTATGGGTTTATGACTTCGGGTCCTTATGCTGGTATGACTATTGGTGAGGCTAATGCTGCCCGTCAGGAAAAAGATTTGGTGGATCTTCAGATGGAATTCATGCAGGCTGAGGAGCAGCGGGCTGTTGATGCTGTTGGTTTGGAAGCGGAGCGTTATGAGGACATGTGGCGTGAGGGTGCTTTCTATGATCGACAAGGCAATCTTATAGAGGGTGTTGGTAAGGGTTGGTATGATATAGGTATTAATCCGGCTACTGGTGAACCGTGGACTACAGATGATGATGATGTTTATGGTGAGCCTATTCCTACTGGTTTTTATGCCGCTGATTTTGAAGATGTTAATTTGACTAATGTTGAGGTTATTGATGGCGAGTATTGGATGACTCCTAGCCAGTTCGCTCAGTTAGGTCCTATTTTGGAAGCCAAGGCTGCTAAGGATGCTGATTCGTTTGGTGATTTACAAGATCCTCAGATGAGTATTACTGCGGCTGTGTTACAGTTGGCTTCTCCTGCTAAGTACACTGAATGGCAGAATGCTGTTAACACTATTTATCTTTTAGATGAAGGTGGTGTTGGATCTGTTCCTGAAGGAACTCCAGCAGAAGTAGTGTGGAGTCAAGTTATTTCTAGACAAGCATCAACTGATCCTGAGGCTGCTAAAGTGTGGGCTAATTTAACTAATACGGAAGTTATGGGTAAAACTTCTCAAGGTGTTCCTTTTACTGCTTCTCCTGATGGGACTGTAAGATATGGAGAGCCTGTTGACAATAATTTTATGCCGGGACAAAGTGTTAGAGGACCTGATCAAGGCCCTGATCAAGGTGATTAATGAGTGTATATACACAGGTTCAGCAGGCTTTAAACAGAGCCAAGTTAGGTAAAACAGCCGCTCCTTATACACCTCCTAAACCTAGCGGTTTAGAGCGTTTACAATTACCTACTGCACAGTTGGGTGCTACTGCTGTTCCTCGTGTTAAGGCCCCTAAGGTAGGTAAGGGTGGCATTCTTTCTGCTTTAGGCGCTCTCGATTGGATGCGTTCTGGTGTTGCGAGTACCCTCAAAGAGGGTATCGACTTCATTCAAGGTGAGGATTTTGATACGTCTGATTGGTGGGATCAGACTAAATCTC